GTACATCACCGCGTAGCGCACGCCGTCGAGCGCGTGGTTGAACTTGTCAACGGGGACGTCTTTCGTCGGCCGGCCGGCCGAGTCCTTCGCCCATTCGTACGCGGCGAACTCGTCTTCGGCGCAGACCGGCTTCTGCTCCGCGGCGAGTAGCTCGTCGCGCTCGACGAGCGAGCCGCGGAGAACGAAGAACCGCGGCCGACCGTCCGGTTGAATCTTGAGCCGCTCGGTCACGGCGTCGATTCCGGGGCGAAGCGCCTTGAGCGCGGCGATCGTCGGCAAGCCGTTCTCGGCGAGCGTCGCGCGGTCGCTCGCGTCGTGGTCCGCGATATCCGCTTCGCAGAGCTCGTTCTTGGAGAGAGCGAGCACTTGCTCGGCGTGGACCTTGACCGTCCGGCGCGTCATGTAAATCTGGCGGTAGAGATACAACCGGCCGTCGTGGTCGAGCGCGAACCAACCGCAAAAGAACGGGTTGATATGGCCGAAGTCGTAGACGCGAAACCGCGCCCACTCGCGCGGGATTGGGAACGCGTCGACCAAGTGAACGCGCGCGTCGTACTCGTAAACGGTCCCTTCGGCCGAGACCCACCGGCCGAAGCGTAAGCGTTGTTTGCGAGCGCCGGTCAACGCGTCGAGTACGGCGAGCGTCCGTTGACCCTGCTCCGTCCAAGCGCCGCGGCCGGCGTCATAGAGAACGGGGTTATCTTCGTGGCGACTCTCCAAGAGCGTCAAGCTCTGGCGGTGCTTCAACCAATGGTGCGGCGGTCCGGGGTTGCAATCGCCGAAGATTTGCGGGCGCGGCGTATTGCCGGCGCGGCCGGTCGCGCGCGTCGTCAAGACCTGCCAATCGTCTTCGCTCAACTCTTCGGCTTGGTTGACGTAGATATAGTCACGCTCCGACGAGAGCGCCTTGCCGGGGTCGTCGATCCCGGCGAGCCAGAGCCGCGCGCCGTTGGGGTAATCGAACCATTGCGGTCGCTCGCCGCCGTAGCGTTTGACGCCGAGCGTCGAGACGTCGCGGCCGGGCGCGAAGTTCTGGACTTTGCGCAAGTACGTTTGCAAGACCGTTGAGAAGATCGTATCGCGGACTTTGCGCACGAGTACGGCTTGCGCCCGCGGGTAGTTGGCGAGAAGATAGTCGAGCCGGAGTAGGCACGCGTAGGTTTTACCGGTCTCGGCCGGGCCGGCGAGTACGATCTCGTGCGCCGGCGCACGCCAGAACGCGAGCGCCGCGCCGCGGAGCCGGACGCCGCGCCGGTCGTCAAACTCAATCTCAGTCCGCCGGCGCGCTTGCGGCCGGCGGCGGGTGGTTACCATCTCGCACCGTTGGTTGATCCGCGTCGTCGAGTTCCGAGTGATAAATCCGCCGCGGCGGTCCGTCGGCGCCAAGCTCCGGCTCGTCGCCGGGTTTGACGTAGCCGCCGACCAAGCGCGCGACTTGGTCGTTGGCCGAGAGCATTACGCCGAGACACTCCAAGCGCGAGAACGGCTCTTCGCTCGTCGTCGTCTCGGCGCTCGCCGCGCCGGGGACGAGCGTCCCGTCGGCGAGCCGCGTCGTCGTGCCGGTCTTGGTCTTCTTGCGCGTCTTGACGATCGTCTTGCCGCTCTTGGCTTCGCGCAAGAGTTCGGCCGCTTCGCGAAACATCGACTCCGCTCGCCGAACGACGAGATCGACAAGTTGATCGACGTACTCGGCTCGTTGCTCGCGCCATTCGTCTAAGTTCGCCTTTTCGTCTTTCCAAACTTGGCACTGGCTAACGCCGACGATCGCCGCGATCTCGCGTTGCGTATACCCTTCGACGTGCAATCGCGCGACTTCAACGCGGCGTAACGCGGCGGCGGCGGCGTCGCCGTTGTTCTCCGGCACTTGACAACCTCTCTCGTTGACAACCGTTCGCGCACGAGCGAACGGCGAGCAATTGGCTAGTGTGCCAAAACGCCGACGCGAATTTCAACCTTGGGAGTGGTTCGGCGGCGAAACAACACCGGCCGCGGTGTTGAGACCGCGGCCGGCGCAACGAACGGAGGTGTGACGCGACAAGCGCCAACGCGGTACTTTACCGCGCTAGCCGGGGCGATTGTCAAGCTTGGGAGTTCCGTCGCCGTCCGCCGCGCCGCTTCGCTATACAATCATACACCAAGTCCGGCGAGCGGAGCGAGATCGCATTAAACGCCGCGCCAAGCTCGCGCGGCCGGCGTCCGGCTTGACGAGCGTTGTGCGGCGTCGCGCGAGCTTGGCACCGGCAATAGCACGACGCCGGCGGTCTCCGCGTTCGGTAGACCGCCGGCGAGAAAGTCGTCGGTATGGCGGTTTTTCTGGCGCCGGCCGGCGTACGCTAGTTGCTCGTCGGCCGGATCGGCGGCTTGTCCTGGCGATCTTCAAGCCGATCGGCACACTCGCGCAGGAACTTAATCATATCGCTGCGCTCGGCGTTCGCGCCGTAGGTCGCTTCCGGTCCGTCAAAGCGAAAGAGCAAGAGCGCGAAGCCGGTCCCTTTCGGGACGTTCTCGTTGATATGCCGGAGCAAGGGTTGTACGCGGCTTTCGAGATCGGCGAGAAGATCGAATCGCATTGGTCCGTTCATGGTCCGTTCTCCGGAGTTGACCGCTCGACGGCTTGTTGGAGTAAATCGCTTTGGACCGCGATCCGCCCGGCGGCGAGTTTGAGTAGCGCTTGGAGTCGCTCAATCGCGTCGCAAGCGGCTTCCGAGAGCCAGCGGTCGGCGGTCTCGGCGCCGGCCGCTTGGCACAGCGCGAAGAGCTTGTCGCGCATCTGGTGCGTTAGGTTCGGCCAGTCTTCGGCCGGCCGCGCTTTGAGTCGCTTGATCTCGGCTTCGAGCTCGGCGTAGCTCGGCCAACCGCCGGCCGCGGTCCGCCACGCGAGAAAGCGCTCGCAATTCTTGAGCATCGCTTCTTGGTCGCCGACGCGGATATCGGCCGGCGGCAGACCGAACGCGGCGTAAAGTTCGGTATCGTCTTGCCAGCAGCGGTCGTCCGCTTTTTGGTCGTAGTGTTGCTTGACGGCGGCGTGCAAGCGGTCAAGCTCGTCGAGCGCTTGGCCGAGCATCGGCCCCCAGACTTCGGCCGGTAGCGCACAGCGGTCGCGCGCTTCGGCGACCAAAACGCGCCAGTGCTGGCGGTCGGCGTCGGAAAGTCGTTCGCCCATTGGTCATCTCCGTACCACTCTCGCCCGCCGACGCTACCGTGCCAACCGAACCACTTGCCCGCTCGCGCGTAGGCCAGGCGCCGGCTGGTCACCGGATCGGATTACCGCGTTCCCCTCACCCGCCCGCGCGTGGGCCGGACGCGCAAGGCGGCGGGCTAGATCAACTTCCAAGCCCCTTACCCGCCCGCGCGTGGGCCGCACGGCAAGGTCACCCCGGAGTCCGGGGGCTACCGCCCCTTGCCCGCGCCCGCATGGGCCGGATGGTCGTAAAACGATAGAAGGGTTGCCCATGCTTCCCCTTGCCCGCGCCCGCATGGGCCGGATACTAAAGTGCGGCAGAATCGCACAGCCCGGCCTTGCGTTGGAAAAGAGCGGGTCGCCATGTCGGCGATTGCCGGCCGTCGCGAGCCGGCTTAGGTCCAAGGGTAGACCTGCGCCTATCCTTACGCCAACTCAACCGCGATACCAACAAAATCCGCTTTGTATTTCAAGAACTCGCCGAACTGTTGCCACTTCCACGGGTAGCCGAGTAACGTCTCCGGCCGAGCGTCAACGCGGATCGTCCCGCAGCGCCAGTGAAGCGCCCGGTCGGCAATCCGCCGCGTCCAAGCGTGGTTGTAGTCGGCGACTTGCCGCTCGCGTTGGAGCGTTACGCGCGAGAGTACGTCTTGGCTCGCGAGCCACCCTTTCCGGTGCCCCCACGGTCGCCGCGGGCTGCCGCACGCGGCGCGGCGTTGCTCTAGTTGCTCGCGGCGGCGGCTCAACGCCACGAGCGCCGCGACCGCGGCGTACGCGTCAATCCCGTCCGCCGTCGGCCCGCCGTCCGGCCCGCGGAGCCGGAGAAACGTCGCCGGGCCGTCGCCAAACTCGACGCGACAGAGGCGCTTGGCGTCGAGCGAGCGACGGTCCGCCGGGCGCGAGTGGCTAATCGTCGCGTAGAGCCGCCCGTCGCGCTCGCCGAGATAGAGCGTTCCGAGCGCCCAGCCGGCGTCGTTGTCGCGGAGCGAGAGCCAGACGTGACGCCGGCCGGGGTCGAGATCGGGCAGCTTGAACGCGACCGCGCCGAGCGCGGTATCCCACTTGAGCGTTAGCGCGTAGCCGTCGAGTTTCGGCCGGCCGGTCGCGGCCGGGAAGCCGATCCCCCGGCCGCGGAACTCGGCGAGACCGCGGGCGCCCTGGAGCGCCAGGTAGCCGCGGCGCGCCTTCGGGAACTCCGGGTCGTGTGCCGCCCAGGCCGTTGCGACGTCGCGGCGTGCGGAGTCCCAGACGAACGAGAGCGAGC